ATAATAACTTAACAAATAATAGGAGACAATTATGTCAACTGAAATAACAAAAGCATTTGTAGAACAATATAGTTCAAACATACAAATGTTATCACAACAAAAAGGATCACTTTTAAGAGATAAAGTGAGACTTGAATCTGTTACAGGAAAAAATGCATTCTTCGATCAAATCGGAAGTGTAACTGCAACAGTAAGATCAACTAGACACTCTGACACTCCACAAGCAGATACTCCTCACTCAAGAAGAAGAGTTTCACTTGTTGACTATGAGTTCGCAGATTTAGTTGATGATCTAGATAAAGTAAGAATGTTAGTAGATCCAACTTCTAGCTATGCACAAGCTGCTGCTTATGCAATGGGTAGAGCAATGGATGATGCAATTATTGCTGCTGCTACAGGAGCATCTGACACAGGTGTTGCTGGTGGTACTTCTGTTGCATTACCTTCTGCTCAAAAGATTGCTGAAGCTGGAACTGCTGGTTTAACTATCGCTAAATTAAGACAAGCGAAAGAAATCATCGATCTAGCTGATGTTGATCCTTCACTAAAAAGATACATCATCGTATCTCCAAAACAGATCACAGATCTATTAGGAACTACTGAAGTAACTTCAAGTGATTTCAACACAGTAAAAGCGTTAGCATCTGGTGATGTTAATACTTTCCTAGGTTTTGATTTCTGTGTAACTAACAGACTATCAATCGCTTCAAGCAAAAGAAAATGTATCGCTTTCGTACAAGATGGTGTTGCATTAGCTGTTGGAAAAGATTCAACTGCTAGAATCGATGAAAGATCTGACAAGGGTTACGCAACTCAAGTTTACTATTCTGCTGCATTCGGTGCAACTAGAATGGAAGAAGCTAAAGTTGTAGAAATACTTGCTCACGAAGCATAATAAATAGAATTTTAGGGGGTGGAAGCGAGAGTGGAAACCCCCTAGAGTGCATGAAACAAATTAAAGATCTACAAACTGTTCTACATTTTAAAAAAGGAGATCATGTTTATAGATATGTTTTAGTAGATAGATTTAAGAATGATGGTAAAAATCATTATGGATTTGATACTAAACAAGAAAGAACGACAGAAGAAATATTCGCTTTAGAAAAAGATAGACATATAAGGCGAAAGTATATTATAAGGAAGTAATATGGCATCAGTAGTAGACATTTGTAATGGAGCATTAAACCAACTTGGTGCATCGACAATATTATCACTTACAGAAGATTCAAAGAACGCAAGACTTTGCAACGCAAGATACACACAAGTTAGAGATAGTTTATTTAGATCTCATCCCTGGAATTGTTTAATCAAAAGAGTTGAACTAGCAAGAGATACAGAAACTCCTTCATGGGGTTTTAGTTATCAATTTACTTTACCTGCAGATTGTTTGAGAGTTCTTGGAATATTAAATTACGATTATGATTTTAAAGTAGAAGGTAGAAAAATTTTAGCAAACCATGGAACAGTAAAAATTCAATATGTTTCAAGAGTAACAGATGCTAATCAATATGATGAACTATTAAGAGAAACAATTTCTGCATCACTAGCAGCAGACATTGCTTATGCAGTAACTTCATCTAATCCTACGGCTTCTAATATGTATAATTTATTTCAAGACAAATTAAGAGAAGCAAGATTTGTAGATGCTACAGAAGGTCAAAATACTAATCCAGACAATGGTCAATCAGATGTTATTGGATCTTCATCTTTTATAAACGCAAGGTACTAACCTATGGCTAGAGTTGCTGTTCAATTAACGAACTTCACAGGTGGAGAATTATCACCAAGGCTAGATGGTAGAAACGATTTACAAAAATACCCTACAGGATGTAAGACTTTAGAAAACATGATTGTTTATCCTCATGGAAGTGCAGCAAGAAGATCTGGCTCACAGTTTGTAGCAGAAGTAAAAGATAGTTCTAAAGAAACAAGATTAATTCCTTTTGAGTTTAGTACAACACAAACTTATATGTTAGAGTTTGGTGAGCAGTACATAAGATTTTATAAAGATAATGGTCAAATATTATCTGGTGGTTCAGCTTACGAAATATCTTCACCTTATTTAGAATCAGAATTGTTTGATATTAAATATGCACAAAGTGCTGATGTTATGTATTTATGTCACCCCAATCATCCAGTAAAAAAATTAGCTAGAACAGGTCACACATCCTGGACACTAACAAGTGTTGAATTTACGAATGGTCCATTTATGGATCACAATATTGAAACAACAACTATAGCTGCTTCACATACTAACAAAGGTCAAACAGGAACATTAACTTTATCATCTACTACTGGAGTTAATTCTAATCAAGGTTGGTTAGCTACAGATGTTGGTAGATTAGTTCATGTACTTGATGGTCATGCAAAAATTACAGGCTATACATCATCAACTGTTGTTAATATGGAAGTATTATCAGATATATCGAATGGATCTGCTCAAACAGATTTTGCATTAGGTTCTTTTAGTTCTACTACTGGTCATCCTTCTTGCGTAACTTTCTTTGAACAAAGATTAGTATTTGCAGCAACTTTATCTCAACCACAAACATTATTTTTTTCAAAGTCTGGTGATTATGAAAACATGGATGATAATTATCATGGAGTTGTGGCAGATGATGATTCTATTATTTATACAATTGCATCAAACCAAGTAAACGCAATTAGATTTATGACAGCTACAAGAACTTTAATCATTGGTACTGCAGGGGGTGAGTTTGCAGTTAGTGGTGGTGGAACTGATATTGCAATAACACCTACAAACATATTAATTAAAAAACAATCTAACAATGGAGCTGCAAATGTAGATGCTCTAGCTGTTGGTAACGCAACTTTATTTTTACAAAGAGCAAGAAGAAAATTAAGAGAACTAGCTTACAATTTTGATGTTGATGGTTATGTTGCTCCAGACTTAACGATCCTTGCCGAGCATATTTCTGAAGGTGGATTCAAACAACTATCGTATCAACAAGAACCAAATCAAATTATTTGGGGTGTTAGAAACGATGGTCAGTTAATTGGTTTAACTTATCAAAGAGAACAACAAGTAGTTGCTTGGCATAGACACATATTTGGTGGTAGTGCAGTTTGTGAAAGTGTTGCTACAGTTCCTACAGATGATTCAGAATATCAAACATGGGTTATCAATAAAAGAACAATCAATGGTGCTACAAAAAGATATGTAGAATATATTCATCAATATGACTTTGATGAAACAGATGATACTTCATTTAATTTTTTAGATTCACAATTAGCTTATGATGGTTCACCTGCTACAACTATATCTGGTCTATCACATCTTGAAGGTGAAACTGTTTCAGTATTAGCTGATGGTGCAACTCATCCAGACAAAGTTGTTAGTTCTGGATCAATCACATTAGATAGATCTGCAAGTAAAGTTAAAGTTGGATTGGGTTATACATCTTTATTACAAACAATGAGAATAGATGCAGGTTCACAGAATGGTACATCACAAAGTAAAACTAAAAGAATCTATGAAATTACTGCTAGACTTTACGAAAGTATTGGTGTGGAGATTGGTCCAGATCTAGATAACATGGAACGAATACCATTTAGATCTTCAGCTAACGCAATGGATAGTGGTATCAATGTATTTACTGGAGACAAAGAAATAGAATTTAGAGGTAACTACGAGACAGATGGTTTTATATTTGTAAGACAAACTCAACCTTTACCTTTGACGATACTATCTTTATATCCTAAACTTCAAACTAACGATGGATAGAATATTAAATATAGTAACATATAAAGCAGAACATGGAGCATACATTATGAAGCAACAAATGAATCATACATTAATGGATAAGGATATGGAGTTTGATGGTAACCCTAGTAACCTAGAACAAGATAACTTAGCATTTACAGGTATGATTTCTGGAAAACCTATCTTTGCTGCAGGTATGAAAATCATTTGGAATGGTGTTGCAGAAGGTTGGGTGTTAGCTACTAAAGATGCTTTAGATCATCCATTACTTGTAGCGAAAGCTATTAGAAAAGATTTTGCAAGAATTGCTAAAGAAAATAATATCAAAAGAGTTCAAACTGCTGTAAGAGCAAACTATACAACTGGCTTAAAATTTGCTAAGTGGTTAGGTTTAGAGGAAGAAGGATTAATGAAAAAATTTGGCTTTGATGGTTCAGATCAATATATGTATGCGAGGCTATTCTAATGAG